AAGGCATGCTGTTCACAGCCCGAATCAGCGCCACCTCCGAAGGCAACGACATGCTCGAGCTCATCAAAGACGAAGCCGTGGACTCGGTATCGGTTGGCGTTGACGTAGTTGACGCAACCTACGACGACAACGGCACCATGATCATCAAAAAGGCAAACTGGGTGGAGCTGTCACTTGTGACTGCGCCTGCTTTCAAGGGTGCTATGATTACAGAGGTTGCAGCGACCGAACCCCAAGAGGAGACAACCACAATGTCAGAAGTCAAGGTCGAAGCACCAGTCGAAGTTCCTGCACCAGCACCGCAAATGCTGTTTGCCGCACCCAAAAAAGAGTTCAAGCTGCCATCAGCTGCTGAGTACATCAGCAAGTTGATCCGCGGTGGCTCCGAGGCGCAAGAGTTCCTCGCCAACATCAAGGCCGCTGCGCCCGATGTTGTCACGACCGACACGCCCGGCATCCTGCCCGAGCCAATCCTCGGCCCGGTGTACAACAACTTCCGTGGCCTCCGCCCAATCGTTGACGCATTCGGTGTCAAGGCAATGCCCGGTGGTGGCAAAGTGTTCCGCCGCCCGAAGGTGACCACGCACACCACGATTGGTGCCAGCAACGGCGAAAACGCCAACCTCGACCAGGGCACGTTCGTTGTCTCAAACAACAACGTCACCAAGGGCGTGTACGGCGGATACGTTCGCTTGTCCGAGGAGGACATGGACTGGACCGAGCCCGAAGTGCTCGGCCTTCTGGTTGACGACATGGCGCGCATCTACGCCGATGAAACCGACCAAGTTGCGTCAGCTGCCCTGCAGGCTGGCATCACACAATCCGGCTCGGCACTCACGCAGACCGACCCGGCATCGTGGATCGGCTTTGTGTACGACGCGGCCAGCACCATCCTCACCAACAGCAACGGCAACCTGCCAACGCACCTGCTCGTAGGCTCGAGCGCATTTGCCAACCTCGGCAAGCTGGTTGACACGGCAGACCGCCCACTGTTCCCGGCCATTGGCCCGATGAACGCCTTCGGCAATGCCTCACCGGCATCCACGGCACTCAACGCTTTCGGCCTCACTGTCATCGTTGACCGCCACTGGGCAGCAGCACCAACCGTGCTCAACCCAGACGGCTTCGAGATCTACGAACAGCAGAAGGGCGCGCTCCAAGTTGAAGCCGCTGACGGCTCGCTGTCGCGTTACATCAAGTTCCGTGGCTACTTCGCCACCTTGATGATTGATGCGACCAAGTTTGTCGCTGCAAGCTGATAGTTCACTCCCTCCAGGTGACACTGAACGGTGGCAACTTACTCGGTAACCCATAAGCAGGTTGTCAGTAACGTTGCCATCGTTCAGCTGCTTGAGGCCCACAGCTTTGAGGTCGGCCAGTCGATAACCATTAGTGGCATCAATGCCACGTGGAATGGCACGCACAAGATTTTGGCGCTGCCTGAGTATTACTTTATTGGCGTATCCCAACAGGGCGATTATCAGTACGACACTGACACCATCATCCCCAATCAGGTGCAGTTTGCGCTGACAACGGATGACGCTGATCGAGCAGCCGCTTCCGGCACGGTCACGTACAGCATTACGTGCAGTTGGATTGTCCTGGGCGATTTGGAGGATTACCTGGGCTACACATTCACCGATCCGAGCGCCGATTTGGATGTAGCCAACATGGCTGTCAGTGCAGCCAATCAATTTGCGTACCGTAAGCGCCAAGAATCGGGCTACTTTGACTCGCCCAGCTCGGTACCGGGTGGCGATGCCAAGCTGGCAACCGTGCAATATGCAGCCATCCTTTACCGTGAGCGCGGCTCGACTGAAGCGTTTGCATCGTTTGATCCGCTAGCCACAGGTGGCCCGGTCACCGGCAACTACGGCCAAATCCTGCGTTTGCTCGGAGTCAATAAGCCGCAGGTTGCCTGATGCCTGACACGCTGTTCAAGACCGGGTACGACCAGCTCGTAGCCAAACTGCAAACCATTACCGGGCTGACCGTGTTCAATGACCCACGCAACATCAACGTGCCATGCTGCATCGTCGAGGCACCGACAATCTTTGTGGAAACCAACGTGGTGGCAGACATGCAATTCCGTGTCATCATCGTTGGCATGGGCACCGGCGACAACCGCACGCTTGACCAGCTGCTCGATCTAGCCGACCTGATCCGTGAAGCCAAAATTGGTTTGACCGAAGCCCGACCCACGACCGTTGACTACGGTGGCGCGGCATACCCGGCCTATGAGCTGACCATCAACACAAAAGTCAGCCCATAGACCTACTAGAATGCCAACAGGCTTGCAGCGAGCCTCCACAACAAGGAGATTCGTTACATGGCTGTCGCAACCACCTACCTCGCAAGCCCCACATTCAGCATCGGTGCATCATCGGGCTCAACCGTTGACCTGACCGACCAGTGCAAGTCGGTGGTTGTCACCAAGTCGCGTGAATCCCTCGACCAGTCATCGTTCGGTGACACCGGCCGCCAGTTCGTCGGTGGACTCACCAACGTCACCGTCACGGCCACGCTGCTGATGGAGTACAGCTCCACGCCCGGCACCTACGTCGATCTCACCAGCCTGGTCGGCACACGCTGCTACGTTGCAGTAAAGCCAACCTCGGGCGCAATCAGCGCAACCAACCCAGAGTTCCAGGTCACCGGCGCATACCTCGAATCGCTTGATGTAATCAACGGTTCAGTGGGCGAACTCAGCGAGGTGGAAATCACGCTCGTGGGCGGCACCTTGGTTGAGGATGTAACGGCGTGAAACTAACGATTCAGGTGTCCTACAAGACACCGGCCGGGCAGCAGGTCACTGAATCGGTCAACACAACGATTGCCACTGCGGCAGCGTGGGAACGCAAGTTCAAGCGCCGTACCTCGGATTTGCAGTCAGGCGTAGGCATCGATGATTTGATGTACATGGCTTGGCATGCGTTGACAGCTGAGAAGCGTGAAGGCCGTGACTACGACACGTGGTTGCAGTCCGTTGAGGATTTCAACGTGGCGGAGGTCGCGCAACCACACCCTACGGATCCGGCAGCCTCAGACGCGGATTAGCGGAGCTGCTGTTGGCTACCGGATTCTGGCCCAGCAATGTCGAGTTTGACATGGAAGATTTGGCTACCGTTCAGCTGCTCGCTAAAAAGATGAGGGATAAACGTGGCCGCTAGTGCATCAGTAACCATTGTCGGCATCAAAGACACGTTGCGCAAACTGCAGAAACTTGAGCCTGAGATGGCCAAGGAAATCAAACGCGATTTCAAGCAGATCGTGGATCCGATTGTCAAGGATGCTCGAGTCCAGGTGGTTCGTTTGCCGTTGTCTGGATTCAGTAGGCAGTGGAAAGCCGGGCGGCTTACGCCCTGGGCGCAGAACGCTGTTAGCAAATCGATCATTGCCAGGTTCAGCAATCGCAGGCGCGGTAACAGCCTGGCGGTATTTAGCGTCACCATGAAAAGCCCAATCGGTACTGTGTTCGATATGGCAGGCCGTAGCAACGCCAATCGGCTTGGTGCTGTGCTGTCCACGCTTTATGGTGCACCGTCACGTTTGATGTGGCCGTCATACGAAAAGAACGCTGAGCGAGTGAACGACAATCTTCGTAAATTGACCGACAGGATTACCGACGCAACGAATCGTAGACTGGCTCGCTAATGGCTGTAACAATCCCAATTATTTCCGAGTTTGACGGCAAAGGCATCAATAAGGCTGTTGCCGAGTTCAAGCAACTCGAGGGCGCTGGCGCTAAAGCATCGTTCGCGCTCAAGAAGGCAGCCGTACCGGCAGGGCTGGCTGTTGCCGGGCTCACAGCATTTCTCGTAAAGGCCGCCAAAGGCGCTGAGGAAGCTCGACAGGCCACACAGCGCCTAGATCAGGTATTGACCAGCATGGGCGTGCCTACGGCCACCAAACGTGTCTCAGAGTACGCAGAACAGCTTGAACGCACGATTGCGGTGGATGCTGACGTAATCAAGGCCACGCAGACCAAGCTGGCTACGTTCAGCGAGCTCACCAAGACCGTTGAGCAGGCTGGGGGCGCATTTGACCGGGCCACCCTGGCAGCTCTCGATCTCGCGGCTGCAGGCTTCGGTACAGCTGAAACCAACGCCATCCAGCTCGGTAAAGCCCTGCAAGACCCAATCAAGGGCATCACAGCCCTAGCCAAATCGGGTGTCACGTTCACCGAGCAAGAGAAAGACAAGATCCGTGTCCTAGTCGAGTCAAACCGCATGCTCGAGGCCCAAGACATTGTGTTGCAGGCCATTGAGAAACAGGTTGGTGGCACAGCTCAAGCCAGCGCTTCGTCGTTTGCCAAGATGCAGTTTGCCCTGGCTGGTATCGCTGACACTTTCGGTGAGATGGTGCTACCGGCTATTGACAAGTTTGCGGTCATTTTGCAGAACGTGGCTACCTTTGTGCAGAACAATCAGAAAGTGGTCGGCCTGCTGACGCTGGCTATTGGTGGTCTGGCAGCTGCCATCGTTGTGCTGAACGCGGCAGTGAAGGCGTACACCGTGGTGCAGATGGCTTTGAACATTGCCATGAGCGCCAACCCGATTGGCTTGGTGGTCATCGCTATCGGTGCCCTGGTGGCTGGCTTTGCCCTGCTAGTAGCCAAGACCGGCGGTGTAAAAAACGCATTCATGACAATGGGCAACTTCATCATTGGTGTGTTTGAGCGAATCGTCAACAGTTTCAACAGCATGATCAACCTGATCATTCGTGGCGTGAACATGTTGCCGGGTGTGAACATTCCATTGGTGCCCAATGTGTCGTTGCCTAAGTTCAACATCCCAGGCAGCGGTGAAGCATCGAGCACGTCAACCACGCCCAGCATGACAGGCGGTACAAGTGGCCCCGATTTGCTGGAGCGTACATTTGGTCGCACACCGACCGTGCCAGCGCCCACAGTCAAACTGCCTACGGCTGGTGGCGGTGGTGGCGGTGGTACTAAAGCTGGTGGCGCTGGACTCGGTGGTGGAGGCGCTGCAGGTACCGCAACCGATGCACTGACAGGCTTTGCTGGCCTTGATTTCTCGGGCATGGATCTATCAGCCCTGGAAGGCTCATTGCGTGGTGACACCATCAATGTCACCGTGAACGCGGCTATTGCTGAAGCGACGTTGGCTGACAAGATTGTGGATGCGTTGACTGATTACAACCGGCGCAGCGGCCCACTCGATCTGCAGATTGCGATATGACCAGTTCAGTAGTTCAATCAGGTGACTACCTGCTCGAGCTTGACACAGGCTTCCAGGTTGATGCGTTCACGCTTGATGACAGCTTGAAAGGCGTATTAAATAATACCAGCTATGTGCTTGATGGCACGACGCAGTTTGCGGATATCACACCGTTCACGCAAAATATTGTGTACAGCCGAGGCCGACGCAAGACCGACTATCAATTCGGTGCAGGCGTAATGGCATTTACGATGACCGATGACACTGGCATTCTCGGGCCGTATGACTCAACCAGCCCGTATTACGATCCGGCCAACGATGAGCCTGGGCTGGCACCGATGCGTGCCGTGCGCTTGTCACGTGACGGCGAATACTTATTTGTGGGCGTGGTCACCGGATACACCTACGACTTCCAGTTGGCAGGCCCAAACCTGGTCAACGTGCAATGCGCTGATGAGTTCTACAAACTGGCACAAACCCAGCTCGACGGCACCACCGTCAGCGCACAAACGTCTGGGGAACGAATCAACACAGTGCTGGCATTCCCCGAGGTTGACTACCAGGGCTCGACAAGCATCGCTACCGGCACAGTCAATCTCGGTCACTCAGCTCAATACAACATCGCCCAGGGCACCAACACGCTTGCCTACCTGCAACAAATCAACCAAGCCGAGCAAGGCCGACTGTTCGTGGCACGTGACGGCACAATCAAGTTCCAGAAACGCATTGGAGCGACGGTGGCCAGTCCAATGATCAGCTTCAAGGATGACGGCACTGGAGCCAAATATGATGCCATCGAGGTTGAGTTTGATGCCGACAACGTGGTCAACCGGGCATATGTCAGCGGCTTGAACGGCAACGAAGCCACCGACAGTGATGCAACCAGCATCGCCAAATACTTCACCCAGGGCTACAGCATCACCGACAGCCTGCTGCATGAACAGACCAGCATTGATGCTTTGGCTACCTATCTGCTAGTTGCCGATCCAGAACCCAGGTACACCAGCGTCAGTACGTCATTTGCAGCTTTGACCACAACGCAACGCGACAACGTAGCGAAAACCGATATCGGTGACACCATCAGCATCCACAAACAGATACCGGGCCTCGGCAGCGAGATTGCCAGCACACTGGCGATTGAAGGCATTCAAGGCATCATCAATGTGGCTAGTGGCCATCGGATCACGTTCTACACCAGCCCAACCACAATTCTGTATGAGCTCATATTGGATGACCCCTTGTACGGCCAACTCAGTACCAGCAACGCATTAGGATGAGGTAACCATGGCAACACCAACAGCTTTACCAAGCAGCTTCACGGCTGGGGATGTGCTCACAGCGGCCAATATGAACCTGCTGCGCGGTGCATTCCGCATCTTGCAAGTGGTAAGCACTACCAAGACCGACACATTTACCACCACCAGCACCAGCTACACAGACTTGA